GAACCTACTAGTCCACGAAGTGAATCAGAAGCACCAATTGAGTAACGTTCTCTCGTTTGGTACATATAATTTCCCGAGTGGAAGTCTGTTTCCATAGTGCGTTTAAGCGCTTTACGGTTGAAAAACTTAAGTCCGTCGTTAGCATCTGTTTTAATGAACCAGTTTACAGGGCTTGTGAAACGCGTGATTATCTTAGGAGTTGATGAAAACATACTCATATCCTTGATAGCATTCGCGTCGTTGTCTGTAGTACCTGGGCGTAAATTAGAACGCAAAATTCTATGCGCTACATATTCAAGTTCAGGTGGTAAGATTAAAGACTTAGCTTTAAGTGCAATGGGAATACCGCGATCATCTACCATTTTACGAATCATAATCAATGCATCTTCTAATGCAGATTCTGATAAGTCAGTAGCAGGAAGCAAGTTAGATGCTATTCCGCCGCCTACTAATGGATGTGCTGCAGACAATAGAGATTGTCCGTCGCCGTAAGTTGTTCCTGGATCAGTAGCATTGTTGAAAATAGCTGCTGCTTTAATTTCCTTTGTATGTTGCATTGAACGTGCTAATGCTTTTGCATACTTAGAACCCATAGACATGTACAAATTATCTTCGATAGCTTCCTGAGTAACGCTGAAAGCCAATGCAATAGTTTCGTGCGTATAACGCGCTGTCCAACCTTGCTGTGCTTCGTCAAATGTAACTGCCGCGCCTTCAGACTTAGTAGTCGCTCCGCCGAAACCTGTTACTAATTGATCTTCTTCAAAAGCCTTTTTAGAACTTTCAACATCAAAACATCCGCGCCATTCTTCGGAATACTTTTTATACTCTAAACCGAATACTGTGTTTAGTCCTTCTTGTAGCAGTTTAGAAAACTGCGCTCTAGTCATATTACCCATGATTTATCTCCTATTTAGCTACAACTTCGAAAACGAAGTTAACTGGATCGATTACAGAACGGACCATGAAGTCTGCTGCTGTCCCTGCTGCAACTGTATCAGCTGAGGTACCTAAGGCAACGTTGCCTGCACCACTAACTAAGTCACAACCTGCTCCAACTGCTAATAGAGCTGCGCCTTGTACTGTATAAGAAACACTTTTGTCATAGTTGAATATGCCACTAATTTCTGTAGAGCCTACTTCTGCCGGCCAGTTGGGTGAGAATTTCTGCTCGCCTTTAGCATTAACATACATACATCCTACGAAAGATCCCTCAACTGCTCCTGCTCCTGCTGTAGCGCGGGCTAATTTGCCTGCAACAATAGAAACTACGTCGCCATTATAGATAGCTGGTGTAGCAACATCTATTGGTAATTCTGAGTAACGTTGAACGCCACCGCCTACGTGTCGTAGGGCTTTGAAACCATTTGCCATGATAAAATCCTTAGCCTAAGCTAGTTTAAATAAAAAGTTATTCCTAAACTAAGGATTTTAGCTCCTTTAGTCCGGGGTTATGGCCGCTTGTCGACCTCGGCTCACTCTAGATGTGCTGTTGTCCTGGGGTGCTCCCATTCCTGACGATCTATCATGAACTTTATGCAAATCATTATATACAGAAGACAGTTGATCTTTGGCCATCTGTTTATGATAATTCTCGTGTTTATTGTGCAAGGCTTCGGGACGTTCCATTAATATCGTATCGTGAAGACCAATTACATTATCTCCATTAAACGCTATCGTTGGGAGTATCACTCCGCTTTTAACGCTATCTGCTAACCGAGGTTTCCAGCCGACGTTACTGCTTTTATACACATTACTAGGGTCATCTTCATCACCCTTTTTAGTTCTAACCCATCTCTGAACATACCCTTCGCGTGGAGGAATATCTTTAGTACTTAAATTAGCCGGAGTAAAGTCAATATCATCGAATTCATCTCTAATATCTTCGTTTTCACCTGCTGCGCGGCTCTCGTTTGCTCGCGAGGTTCTACTATCTGTCATAATTTTATCCTTTTGTTTTTTGTTTGTCAATAGTTTGTCAATAGTTTGTTAGCGCTTACTCACTTTTTACGCTAAAAAATCTGCGCTTAAACAGGGTTTTAGCGCTAGCTTTTCTGCCAGTGCAAATCCTAGTAAGGCCCATATCTTAGATTTAGCGTTTTCCATGGCTATTTTTTCGCCTATTTCTACGTCGAAATTTTCCGGGCTAACACAAGCAGACTCGCCTATTACAGAGAATCCGTTCTTTAATGTCAATAAACAGACGGTTAAATTAGTTTCTTCGAATACATGGTAATCGATCGCCTTAACCGAATCTTCTATATCTTGCATCGTTATTCTAGGCGCCGTTAACTCTTTCTGGATTATTTCTTTTTCTATATCTGCGTCAGTCATTTGCTAACTCCTGTTTTCCCGAGGTGAATTCCCCTTCATTCAATTTATAGTCTTTGGCTCTAAGTTTTATATAGCTACCTTTCGGTAGTAACTTACTTATTCTTTTCAATAACTTAGCTCCGCTATCGACCGCCGGTAATACTATATCCAGCGCGAATCCTTCTGATCTTATCATTTAGCCCCCACGAAATTTCTTGCGGTAATGTTACCTTCCGCATCCTTGATCACCTTTATTTTAGCGCCTGGAACAAATGTTAGCGCTTCTGCAACTGCATAACTGCCATCTTCGTTGCGTTGCTGCGTTGTTACTTGAACCAAACATCCTCTGTCCATCTCACATGCTTTAGTCGATTTCATCCAGCCTTCTTTCTCGCTAGAGGCTTTAGACATAAGCTTGAACATATCATCGCCAAACATAACTACGTCGGGAACCGCTTGTTTGCATTCGTTTTGATCTGATGTGCTCAGTGTCTTTTCTTCGTTTGTCGGTGCTGTCGGTGCTGTCGGTGCTGTCGGTGCTGTCGGTGCTGTCGGTGCTGTCGCGGGTTTAGCTACTACTGCCGCCGCTGCCGCTGGGTTTTTTGTTTCCATGATTTTAGTTTCTTCCTGTTTTTGTGGTACGCCATTATTGGCAATTACTTTAGCTGCTTCCGGTGGCGCTATAGGTTTAGTCGCTTTCGGATTAACTACGGCTTTTGCCGCTGCTTTATCTTCCTTTTTAAACGCTTCTTTTCGTTCCTTACTGTGCTCGAAGTCTATTCCGCCCTGTTCATCTTTGTTAATAGCCATTATGCTCTCCTTTTATTTTGAATCCACTCTCTACGAGTATTTTCGTCGTTTGGGTCCATTCCCCAGCGCTTCATACTGGCTTTGTCGGCTTCGGTTATGCCTTTATTGCCTTTATTGCTAGCTTGCGCCTGAGCCATATTTGGTGCCGGAGCAGCTTGGCGTCTGGCTTTAGGTTGCGGCTGTGACGGCTGTTGTTGTCTATTGCCTATCGGCTGAGGCCTAGTTCCTGTTCTGCGATTAAGCTCTTGGTATAATTCTGGATCATCCGCTTCATATCCTTCTTCCATCAAGTCGTCATAGACATTATCTACATACTTACCATAGCGTTCGTCTGTACCGTACCGCTTATTACTTTCCATCCATTCGCGTTGAATATTAGGTATTTCTTGTTGTTGCGGCTGCTCTTGGTATTGTTGCTGTTCCGGTTCTTGTTGCGGTTGTTGTTCCGCATACTTAGTTTGTTGCGCTCTTTCTTCCAATCTGGCCTGGTGAATCTTCATTTGCATAATATCATTATCTATTTCTGCAACCTTCTTATATTCACCTTCTTCCATTGCCTGTTCTTTCATCGATAGCGCGTTGCCTATACGATTCGTGACAATATTATACTCAGACTCTTCTTCCGCCTTTTGCTGCCTTACGGAATCCTCTTGTCTATCCTGCTCTATGCGAGATATTCGCTCATTCAGTTCCGCATTCTGCGCTGCTAATTGCTCGCGTTTTTTAACTTCTTTGTTAATACGGCGTTGGAAGCGACTTTGTTTTTTCTCGTAACTTTCCTTTTTACTAGGAGTTTCGCCTTGTTCATCTTTGTTCGTCGTTTCTTCTTCTGCTACTGCTACCTTTGTATCTTCGGTTTCTTCTTCTTCTGCTTTAACCTTTACTAGATTTGGATCATCGCCTTCTTCATCGCTAAATGTAGCATCTATATCTGAATCTGCAAAATCGTCATCTTCTGCTAAATCTTGCGGTTCGTTGTTAAACTCTTCTGTATTCGCTTCGGTATTATCTTCCACCCCATCTGCGAAGTCATCGAATCCGTCTGTTGGTAAAACTTGTTCATCGCCTGTAGTAGCCATTTTATTATTCCTTATAAGTAGTATTTTTTATCGTCGGTTGTGGTGCCCACCTTTACTTTGGTCGGGATGTCATTTTTCGGTTGGTTTGCTGTGTTTTTAGCATTGCGTAGATTACTCATGCTGCACTGTTTGCATGTTTTAGCTGATACGCCTTTTTGGTTAGTTTCGCATTGCGGGCACAGTTCTTTTTTGCTGCTAGCCATAAGTCACCTATATATTTAAAATTGAAGTATCGTGTATTACCATTTTTATTTCATCATCATTCATGAAACGTAAATAATAATCCCTTCCGTCTTTGTCTATGCACGGCAACTGTGCGCCTGAATATTGTCCGTGTGCTACAATATCTCCTACTTTGCAAAATGGTAGTGGCGATGCGTTTGGGTGTATTTTGAACTTGTCTCCTGAATAAGCGAGCGGTCCTAGTGCTATGACCTTGGAAATAAAACGGGTTGATCTCTGTGATCGTATTTCGTCGTTGTGGAGTATGATTCCGCCTGCTGAAGTATCGTCTATTTTTATGGGGGCTAGGATAACTGTGTATCCCGAGGCTTGCGGTATTTGTTCCGGAGTTAAATCATCTCCGTCAAACTCTAATTTATGCGCTGTCATATAATTCCCTTGTGTAAGTTTGCTACTCGGGAACGGATGTATCTTAAGGTGTAAACTATAAACAAGATAACAAGTATCTTAACATCCGCCCACGGAAGACCGAATTTAAAAGTTGAGCAGGTGATTCGGTGTCACCGTTCGACCGCTAAGTCTAGCTCGTACTTATACTAATGTAAGGGTTTTAATATGTCAACTATTTTTATCTATTTCTTATTTTTCCCCAAACGTTGCTCTTCCATCCAGTCCATCATCATATTTATTTCTTTTTTTCCTTTCTCTGAAACTTTGTTTCCCATCCCTTTCTTCATGTTTTGGTGTTTGGAGCTCTTCATATTATCTTCCATTTTCGTTTTCATATTTGTTCTCCTAGTCTGTATTTTGCAAGTTGGCTATTTTAGATACTTCGTCTTGTATTATATTTTTAGACGACTCTAACCCTCTGATAATACCCGTTTTGTGTTTATATTCGTCGTACGTGGCACACGATCCATTGTAAATAAATACTGACAACGACTGTATTTCTTCATCTAGCGCCTCTACTAAATTCTGAATTATTCCTTCATTCATTGCGGATATCCCTCTTCAGGTGGCAACATTTCTTGCCCTATTTCTCCTGGCGGAGGCGGCTGCATCATTTGTTCTTGCATCATTTGTTCTTGCATCATTTGTTCTCGCATCGCTGGGTCCATTTCCGGAGGAAAAGGACCTTGGTCTGCATTAGGCCCCTGCCCTGCTTGCATCTGAAGCTGTTCATCGTACTGTTCCGGTAACGTCATGTTTTCGTCTGGACCCGGTATGCCTTCATCTAACGCCTGCGGATTATTTTCCAGTTCTTGCTGCTGTTCCGGAGACATGAGTCCCGGACCGTTAAAGTCCTGGAATCCTGCGGATTTAAGTAATTCGTCTGCCGTGTCCACTAACTCTGCATTTGTCGCTGCCAGCGCTGCAGACTCAAAACTACTCTGCATCGCCTCGAGATTAAACTTAGTTCCTTCGGACTTCGCTTTATCCGCTTCGTTTTGTAGTTTAAGCGTCTCTATCTCTATGCGTTTTTTCTCTAGTTCTTCTTGCTCTTCTTGTTTCTTAGCCGCTTCTTCGTCTTGTTTAGCCCAGTCGTCTTTGTTGCCTATAAGTGCATCTATATTTTGTACACTTATTGCATCCAGCATACGCTTAACCGCTTCCCGCTCATTTACCACGTTGGGGTAAGTTTGCTGTAACTCTAATATGCTTTGCGCTTTGGCTACGCGTTGTGCGTTGCTGCTTATATTTGGGTCGGATATCGGGATAACATCTATACGTTCGTCAAAATCCTCAGGCATTACGGTACCTTCTGAAGTTCCTAGTAAATAAGGATATCCTTCGTCTGGCATGTTTTCTTCAACAAGCTCCGCCATGATTTTGAATTCTTGCTTGTGTGCTTCATGAATTCGTTTATGAATCGCCGTGAACACTTTGGTTCCTTGCTCCAACAGCATCGCCGTCGTTCCAACGGGTGAGTCTTTGGCATTCTGCTCGCCTGTTGTAATCTCCGTTACACCCGCTAAACTCTTAGCTTTATCATCTACGTAACCTAGCAACTGAAACAATACGCCTGATGGCTCTTTATACGGAAGCGGAAAAAACGCTTTCTGTAAGTCTTCATAAGAGGAGTTTACTTCTCTCCACTCGCCCGGGGCTATTGGTTTGCTGCTATTGGGAACTCTTGAGTCTCTTGTTTTAAATCCGCCTTGTAGGTTAGAAAACGCGGCGGTGTCTAATAGTGATCTAAGCGTCCCCGTTGCCGTGGCTGCCATATCGCCGATTAAGTGTAAAAATCCATACCCGTAAAAACCTAATCCCGGTGTGAATTTATAATGGGTGAAATACATCCGCTTTTCAAATAACTCATCATCGGGTTTCCAGTTTCTCTGAATCCTTTTAACCGACTGTAAATCGCGGTCAATAGTGACTATATAAGGTCTGTGTATTCCGTCCTTGAACTCTTCTTCTATATCTTGCTCAACATAAACTTCGTAAATCGTCGCTCTATCTTCATCTGTGAGTCTAGATCCGCTTCTAGCCTTACCTTCCGTTAAGTCTATCTCATCAATTAAAACCGGCTTTTCCGAATCTTCTTGGTGGACATTAGCTGTAGAATCATCCTTTGCTGTTTTATCTGATTTAAAATAAAAACCTGACGCTTCTTTTTTTCTAACATCGTTCTTATACTCACGTATTCTATGCGTAAACCGAGGACTATACTGCAAGTCTTCTGTCTGATAACTTACTATGAAGTCAGCGGGTTCAACGAAGATCGACGCCAATCTCTTCTTTATTGGATCAAAATACATCTTTTTAAACGCACTTCCGGAAATCGGAAGTCTTAATAGCATATTATCTTCTTGTGTAAACGCCTCAGGCATTTTTATCGTGTACAGATAATTCATATAATCTTGCACGCGTTGTGCTTGATCTTGTTTCTCTGGTGTCTGCGGTCCTAATACTTGAGTCTGAACCGGTCCGCCGGGAGGCCACATCTCTTGTATAGCACGCGCTTGGAACTGTGTGCACGATTCCATTAGCACTGGGTGCACTACTTTAGAAGCGCCTTCGAAACTTGCTCCGCCGGAGACTTTTGAGCTTACACCCAAATTCCTAATTCCGTTCTTAACCCTTTTATACCAGTCTTCACGCGATCTCTCATCGTCCTCGACTAACTGAATAATATCTTGTGCCATTGATGCAAGCTTGCCGGCTTCTAGCTCTTCGGCCAAGTTTCTATAGTGATCTTCCTCGTTTACTTCTTTGATTTTTGCATTCGGATCAAACTGCTCACGCTCCTGCATTTCTTCAGGAGTTAACAGAGAGGGGTCTGATATGTTTTGTATCGCATCGGCTTCTTCCATGGATATTTGATCTTGTAACATAGGATCGTTATCTTCCGGCATCATCTGTAACGGTGTTCCATTATTCATATTTTATTCTCTATTTAAGTCGCCATGGTTCTTTTACGGGCAGTTGGTGCCGGTGAATCTGTGGAGATATTCGCGCTGGCCTTGGCCGCTGCCGCGTCTGTATCATTTTTCTCTTGTTGCATTTCTAATTTGGCTAGTTCTCTTTCGTTTGACACGTTGTCCATAAATTCTGAGTGTTCGAAGTTTCTATCTTCGCTATCTAATTTTGCCTTCTTTTCTTCGTGGTCTGTCAACATAGCTAGCATTCTTTCTTCCATGGTCTGACTGTGTTCGGTTTCTGCCATTTTCTGCTTTCTTTCTGCAATGTTCATAGTTTGTGAATTCGCTTGTTGGTCATATGCGTTTTTTATACGACCGGTTTCGGCCTTGGCTAACATATCGGCGTTTTTCGCGCTTTTTTCGTCGGCTTCCATGTCGTACTTACTCATTCCGCCATTTTGTTTTCTCTCGTAGTCATCCTTCTTTTCGTTCCATAGCGCTACATTTTTTAGATCGGCCATGCTTTTCTCCTTTATTATGTTGCGCTTTATAATACGCGAATTGCTGCAATTATAACTACTGCCATTATCCTAGTCAACAAACGAATCTCTATCGTCTTCCGCATCTCCATCAAACGCAGTATTCCATGATGCCGGTAAACTAGGCCTTGAACTAGAGTGCTCTTCCCCTAAGTGTCCGCCATAAGCGCTATAAATCGTATCCCCCGGTAAGTGATTATCTTCTCTATAATCCTCGTCGTCCGGATGCGTAACGTAAAATCCGTTTCTAATATACAACGCGGCTTGTGTGAACGTATCTGCTAAATCGTTAGATTCCTCTACACCTGTCGGAAACGAACCCATTAAATACGCGAAGTGGTGCGCCCATTTTCTATCCGGTATCCAAACCTGTCCGCTCTCCAGCATCGCTTGTATCGCATACGCCCTGGATACTTTATCTGTCGTCGGCGTATAAGTGCGGACAAAAATACCTGACCTTTGCAGGTCTTGTACAAGAGATAAACCCGAAGCTTTCTTTTCTATCAAAAACAAATCCGGTTTCTTCTCTTTATTTATCTCCATGGCTTTTCTCCGTAAATCGGGATAATCCACTCTGTCGAACCAAACGTCTAATAATAAAATACAATCCCTCTGCTGCGCTCTATTCCAGAAAACGCCCCAAGTAGTAAATGCTGAATACGAATTCGTGAGTCTATCCCTTTCGCTGTAAGCCGTGTCACAGCTAACAAACACATGATCACATACCGGCAACTGAACCGTTTCATCTAATATCCTATACCAGGCTTGTCTTAAAATTCCGCCGGATTTAGGACTCGGTCTCTGCTCTAACTGCCCTGCACTATTGCTAGACGCTAATCCCCATGCAACATAATTTCCTGAAGTAGTCTCTAGCGCATAGACTTTTTTTCTTCCTATGGGCTTTGCGTGCGCAACATCCACAAAACTAATATTCTCTAGATAATTTTCATTTACTAGCGTTGGTGTTGATATTGTTGCCATTTCTGGTTTTATTATTTTTATATAATTTTTAATTCTGGCTTTTCTAGAACAATTCGCCATGTATGCGCTTTTTGGGTATTTGTGGCTGGGGTTATACCACAAATGGTCTTTGGTGCAGCGGACTATACTTCCATCCGTCATAGTTAATTCCATAACTAGCGCGTCATAAGTGAACACTTTCGTTACCGTCGCTTCCAGGAACTTAGGAAAGTCATTTACTCCCCTGACTTTACTTCTATCTTCTGAGCTTCCGCTTTTAATATATTTTCCGCGCTTGGCAAACACCGCATGGCGTTCACAATATTCTAGATGTCTTTCATACGCTTGCCTTCTAAGCTGTGTGTTGCGAACCGTTTTATCTCCGAACGCGCTAGGGTCTTTGCAGAATTTCTCTAGTGCTTTTGCGCCAAGTAAATGTGGATTTAGTGTAAAACTTATTGTCCATTTGATACCGTGGAGGTGATCTCTTCTAACACTTTTATCGAAGTCATACGGCGTAGCGTTTGGAATAAATCTATCGTGAATCGCTGCGTTTGATCCCTTAGGGTATAAATAATCTTCCCTGTAGACCTCTAGTCCTGGGCGCGTGGCTTTAGGGTCTAGCCGCTTTATTCTTCTTAATACTGCAGGCAACAAATGTCCATCTTCTTCCTTACTGTTTCCTTCATCATCTGTTTGTCCCCAGTCTTGCGTTCTATGCTCAAACCCAAGTATTTTATCTCCTACTTCAATATCCTCTATCCGCTTAGTGCTCATATCCGTTAGTGTTATTGGCGTCTCGGCAGGCGTGCAGTGATATTCTCCTAAATCCTCTTCGAGTTTTTCCACAACGTCGTGCGGAAAAATAGCCGGGAACAATAACTGTTCATCTTTGCGAGGATCGTCCAACTCCGGTCTGCCTAAGTCACTTCCTGCGTCAAACGTAAACGCCTTATCATAATGCATCGGCATTACAACGTGGACCCATCGAGTTTTCTTTTTGCTTAATAAGTGCCCCGTCAAATCCTGGTGATGCAGTCTCTGCATAATAAGAATAATAACCGAAGTAGCTTGATCATTAACCCTAGAACTTAACTTAGAGTCATATACATCTAAGACTGAAGATCTTTGTGTATCACTTTGCACTGTTGTTGCGTCATGAGGGTCGTCTAATAACAGGCAGTCTCCCCTTTTACCGGTTATGTTTCCTGTCATTCCTAAACTGCCACGGAACCCGCCTCGAGAATTTTCGTAGTTCGTTTTGGCGCTTTGGTCCGCCATCAAAGACAATGTCCATCTGTCTTGAAACCATTCGCTAGTAATGATTATCTTTGTTCTACGAGAGTCACGAATCGATAAATCCTGGATGTTTGATATTCCTAGGACTCTTTTGGCGGGATGTTTTATCCACATCCAAGCGGGGTACATAACACTTACCAATATCGATTTAAGTGAACCGGGAGGCACATTTATTATTAATCGGTTTATGAAGTATTCCGCTGTTGGATCAATCGTCGCTTCCAAATACCCGCAAATCGTATCTAAATGCCAATTCCATTTTAACTTCGTTTCAGGCTCTATTAGATGCCAAGCTTGTTTAGTGAATTCTGCTAGTGACTTTTCGCTCTGTAATATCTTCATCGCTTCTATTTCAGACTTTATCTTGTCCTCTAGAGCAATAAGCTTGTTTTGTTTGTCTTGTGTGCTAGCCATAACGTACCGAATTATGTAAAATGTAAATTAAACTATACTATAACCCCCTAATTAATTCAATAAATATGCATAATCTAGATATCGCTAATATAAAAACTGAAATTTATATACCTGTTAAAGGACTAGAAGGTTTTATAGATGTGTCCACCGATGGTAATTTGAAATCTGTTTCTAGCGGAAAAATACTAGCACTAAAAACCGACTTGCGCGGATATCATTACTACTCCAACAAAATAGAATTTGCCCGTTTGGGATATAAAGGTAATTATAATACTATAGATGGCACACTTAAGAATAAACTCTATGTTCACATAGCTGTTGCTGATGCTTTTATTCCACCGCCATTAGAAATACAACCCGGTTCTGAAAACGTTCCTATATATGTTGTTCATAATAACTACGATTTAACCGATAACTCTTTGTACAATATCGCTTTAAAACATTATTACAGTACCAAAAATAAGTTTCCTATTACTATAAGCGTTCTTGTAGGGGTGTTAAAAGATTATAATAGCGGAGACTATACTATTTCGGAATTAGCCGATAAATATAAAATGGACAGTCTCGAAGTTTATGCTATTGTAAATCCTAAACCGAGGCCTCAGAAATATACAAAGATAAAGAAATCAAGAGCTTATCTCAAACTGGCAAAGAAGGAATGTGTTCTATAGCTTCTACTTCGTTATTGAGTGCACCTGACAACGTATTATATTCATTCATTAATTTATCCAGGCTAGATTTTATTTCATTAATCGATCGGTTGTCCTTAATATCCACTTCGATTCTTGCTTCTTTGGGTGCCCAATCGCCTGTCATATCATTAATTGCTCTTACTGCTGCAACCGATAATGCTCCATTCATGACAATCTCGTTTCCTTCTCTGTCATAAATAAGCTTTGATCCCTTCTGCGCCAAATCCCACAACAAATCTAACTTAGCCTTTTTACTAGGGCCCGCATACTTCGCATCTTCCTCTGGGTCGTAATCCGGCACAGGTATAGCATCTTTATACTCATGCATCTCTATCACCGTTCTAACCTTAGCTAAATTTATCTCTTTTTCTACAGACGCATAAGGTCTTAATAACTTCTTCGCTATCTCACCTACATTTCCCTCACACTCAAAATAAGTGCTCACCGTCTTGGCTTGCTGGGGCGTTAGCATACTCAAACTGTCTAAATAATTCATAATGCAAATATACTATAAAATTAAAAATATGTAAACTAAATAATAACCTTACGAATTGTAAGGGTATTCAAAAAGTTCAAAATTTGAAAAAATGGTCTAGCCCGACAGGGGTGACCCTATAGGGTACCGCGTACCCCATAGGACCGGGGTACCCCCTCTAAAGAAAAAGATAAAGGCAACGCTGGCGCGCCTTGTTACAAATAGGAAATAATTCCAAGCATAATCTATAAGGAGATTATCATGCCAAATTACCAACCAATCAAAATCAAAACCGGCGAAAAATCTTGGACCAAGATTGGCGTCGTAGCCACCAAAGAAGATGGCTCAATGCATCTGATATTGGACAACATGTATCTATCATCCCAAGTGATAGATACGTGCCGTACAGCTGAGGACGACTTCAGCCGTACAAGCACTAGCGCTAATGTCTTCGTCGAGAAAGATGACGAAGCCAAGAAGCCTGCCGCTAAAGGCAGACGCCAGAGAACTGTTAAGGCCTAGCGGCCTGACGTCCAGCTAGCGCTGGACACGTTCTTTTTTTGTTTTTAGTAGGTGTGGGTGGGTAACTCACAATCTATTAATAATCTGAGGAGATATACAATGTTTGGATATACTATAACTAAGAAAGCTGTAAAGGGACCAAGCCTTATCAATAAAGTAGGCGCTGCAAGCGTCACGGCGCTTCAAGCTACAGTTTCTACTGTGGTATTAACACCATACTATATGGGTTACGGTATTGGCGCAGTGGCCAATCTATTCAAGGCTGGCTACAAAAAGTAACGAATAAGCTTAGGGTGAAAACTCTAAGCTTATTCAACAAATTAGGGGAGGAGGAGAAACCCCAAAGCATTACCAACAGGTAATCTCCTAGAAACTAAGTCACTTAATTGTGGCTTAGTTTCTTTCAAATAACTAAAAAGACTAAAACCTTAAAAGGACTAAAAAGAATTTTTTTGTTTTTAATAGGTTTTCCGATTAACTGGTAACTTGAGGAGGTTACATGTTTCTATATTATATAGATACACACGGCGTGGTTCACGTCGTAAAGAAATTGGCTTAGCTGATTTCGGGGGCTCGCAGAGCCTAGCAACAGAATCTGTAAAATTACTGGAGAAAGGTGCTCCAGATGCTGGGACAATTACTCAGCAACAATGCACCTACACTAAAATAACTAAAATAACTAAAATAACTAAAATAACTAAAAGGAGTAAAACAATGAGTACACTCATTCAATTTTTACTCGGCATTGCAACAGGATATCTTGTATTCCTGTTTATATACAATGCGATGAGTAAAAAACAAAGAACTAGCGTTAAAAACGCTTCATTACTTACTGAAAGTACCTTCTTCTTCCTTCCGTTTGGGTTGTCGTTTTTATCTGCGACTGCAGTAGCACTAGTCTTATCACTTGGGATGGGAATCGGGCTATCACTTGCAAGCCTTACTGTCAAAGGCTTTGCGAACAAAAACAAATTACCTAAAGACAATATCTACAGAGATTGTACCTCTGCAGAACTAAAAGAAATAGGTAAACAAAATGGCTGGCTTTAAGTCAGCCTAAACTAAAATTAATCTAGGAGATTATCATGCACAACTTAAGAAATAAATCACAAGTATTACCCATAACTATAATGATCGTTGTATTTACAATAGCTTACTTCGGATTCGGAGCAAGCGCGCTCGTTGGATTAGCAACTAGTAACTTTATTGGTGGATTGTTTACAGCTGTAGCATTTGGCTACAGATTCAAGCTACTAACGTTACAGATTATCGTCCAAGGTTTAGCATTTAGCTTGGCCTCAGCATTCGGTTTAGGAGTAATCGGATGGATTGCTCTACTGTTAATCGGTGGAATATGTGCAGCTATGTATGTAATTGCTCATCCTATTGCGCCCACTAAAATGAACTGGGCATAACTAATAATAAACTTAATGTCCTTGTGGCGTTAGGTTTATTTTTGTTTTTAATAGGTTTAATTAAGGAGAAATTTATGAAACTAACCGCTGAAGACATGCATCCTCAAGATAATAATGAATGCAAAAATTATAGCTGTCCTGAAAGAGACAGATGTAATGATAAGCCTGTTTGCTTTGAAGAATAAAAGCAATAAAAACTTAATGTCCTCGTGGCGTTAGGTTTATTTTTTGTTTTTAATAGGGTTTACACCCGCCCTACTAAAACAAGGAGATTACTATGAACGCATATGTTTTCCCGGATGGGGAAGTTTATTCTGAATTACCTTCGTATAAAAGCGATGACTATAAAATCTATACTGAGAAGGACGCTGAAGACTGTTTCAATATCTTCGCTCACATTCGTATTAACTTCAAAAGACCTGACGAGATATTTAACGAAGTCATGACGCATTTAGGTAAAGACGGTTTAACTGTCGATAACCTAGCCCCGCTAAATATGTACGACTTAGAAACCTTGCCAGAACTTGGCTCTGACGCTACTGTCATGGATTCCAGCCATGCCATGTTTGGCAAAACTGGGAAAATCGTTGCTTCATTTGTACATGTATTTCATGTGTACATTGTCATAGGCTTCGGCTTTGATGATGGAGATGAAGCAATCATGTTCGAATACAATCAAATAAAAACGGAGGTGCCTAATGTCGAATTTAGCATGTAACATCCAAGAGGTTATATGTCCTGAGTGCGGTTCGCACGAAGAGCATCCGACTTTAGAAGAAAAGTTATTAATCCGTGCGTACAAAGTATGCACAGATGATGGTCACTGGTGGAGTCACTGTTTAGTTTGCGCCGATTACTATGATAGCGAACTAAAAGAAACGCCAGAAAACTTCCGGCCTAATAATGGCTGGTTCTAATAACATTAATCTAGGAGTAACAAATGACTATTGATTACAGAGACTTAATGATTGAAGGCTTCACTGAGGATGAAGCTCAGTATATGCTAAGAGAGCGTTCTAGAATTCTGTTTCCTAAGAAACCTGAAGATGCTATAACGCCATTTCGTTATAAAGAGTTCGTTATCCTCATTGCTGATGAGCTTAGCATTCCTTATAGAGAAGCTGTTGACGCTATGCCGGACTTGCATTATTGGGATGGCGACCAAATAGTTGAAGAGCTCGGCGAAGCAAAAGACTATGGGATTCCATTTAGTAAAGAACGTTTCGACTTTCTCATGGAAAACCTATTCGAAGAACTTGGAGGCTTTGATTCAGTAAAAGAGCTAATAAATAACTTCCAGACTGAGCTTACAACTCAATCTGTTAAAGAAATGCTAGTAGAAACTTACCAGCTAAACAAAGACCTTTGTATGGTCACTGCCTAATAGCTTATAAGGAAAATGCTATGAAATGCCCTGTAACAACACGCTGTCAATTCCAGACAGCGCGATATATATTTACTAAAGTTGATCGAAACAAGAAAATTATTGCTTGTAAAGATTGCCATAACCTATCAAACCACCTAACTAAAACTAAAAGGATATAATATGCGAAACCAAGTAAACACCAACCTTAAAAACGCTGTTAAACTAGCAGAAATTGTATTAAATCAAGGCTTTAGAAGAGCTGCCGATATGATACGTCGCAATAAACGTATCTAAATAGATATCCCAGAGTAACCGCTACCTTAGCGGTTATTTTTTTGTTTTTAATAGGATTACAAACCTATGGAACTATTAAACTCAAGGGGAATACAATGCCATTCGCAACAACAACACCAACAACGCACACTAATCGTCCATTCGCTCCACAAAACACTATGTATCTTTTATTGGATGCTTTAAATCGTTACTTATTAACCGCAAATCAAAAATTAGATGAGGCAAATCATTATGGGTATAGAAAACATATAAGACGCATTGATGAATTAAATCATTATAAACGCTTATGTTTTCGCTCCCCTAGAGATATATTAAATAGCTATAAGGAATTTCTAAACAGCTACAAACTAAATTACGAAATAAAAGTAGAAAAACCTCACCAGAGCTATCGACTAAACATAATGGGAGAACCATCTGCTTCTGATAGAACTAATATTGCTGCATTCATTTACAACTTAAGGAGCTCAGATTATGCCTACTAATAAACCGCATCACGCTGACGTTACATATAACGAAGATGATTCAACCTCTCGTGATGAATATAACGCACGCGTTGCCTTAATAAACATGGAAAGCTATTCATTTAGCACCATAAATCCATTGGATATACTAATTGCTGCAGAAGAAGCAACTATAAGTGAATTCATAGCAGCACTTAATTAATATCTGTAAAACTAAAGGAGTTACAAATCTAATGGTGTAATTACACTACGGTGTCCCGATGGGATGCGAGCTTAGGGGATTATTTAACTGTAGTTATCCCGAAGCCCAAGATCAAGATACTTCAATTGCTTAGGCAATCTGATTGTATTAAAGGACAAGCGAAGCCGATATATAAATACCGCAAACTATAGTCTTACTTAAAGGAGCAGCATTATGGCATCAAATAAACCTAAATCCACAGAAAACTCAGTGGATACGCTTAGTATAATGGAACGAGAAGCACAAGAAAACGAAGACTACTCAATGTATTACGAAGACTATGAAACCGATTCCTCTGGGTTTGCATATCTCGATCACCTCGAGGGGTAACGCCTGGCGGCGTTTGTTTTAAATAGGTAAGGTGTAAAAATCATACCTAATAATCAACAATCAACAATCAACAATCAAATAAATTAAAAGGATAACAAATCATGGCATTCGGAATTAAAAATAACGGCGCGAACGAAAAACCTTCATTCGACCCGACATTAAACTCTGCATCATTC